ATGGGCGAAGCGGGGGCGCGCAAGGGCGTGCGCACGACGCGGGTGCAGCGCGTGCGCGACCTCAGCCAGCGGCGGGCGCGGTTCATCGATCACCTGTCGATCCATTGCAATGTGCAGGCGGCGGCGGCGGCGGCGGGGGTGCGGCGCGACACCATCTATCGCTGGCGGATGACCGATGCGGCCTTTGCCGCGGCCTGGGCCGATGCATTGGCGGCGGGATACGAAATGCTGGAGATGCGGCTGATCGCCCATGCGCTGGCCGGGACGGGCGATGCGGACGGCGACGGCGGGGCGGACATGCCGCCGCTGGATGCCGATCTGGCGATGAAGTTGCTGGGGATGCATCGCCAGGCGCGGGGCAAGCCGGGGGCGCGGGCGCCGATGCGCCTGGCGACGCGCGAGGAGACCGACCGGGTGTTGCTGGCGCGGCTGGCGGCGATCGAGCAGCGGCGCGCCGCGCAGGCGGCGGCACAGGCCGCAGCGGGTGCGGGTGGCGACGAGGTGGGCGAGGGATGAGCGATGGCGAGGCGCAGGTCGCGGACCTGATCGACCGGTTGCTGGCGCTGCCGCCCGAGGCGCGCGCGGAGGCGTGGCGACCGCTGACCCGTGCGATGCGCGGCGAGATCATCGCGCGGTGGGAATTATGGGCGCATGGCGGGCAGCGCGCGCCGCTGGGCGATTGGCGGGTGTGGCTGATCCGGGCGGGGCGCGGGTTCGGCAAGACCCGCGCCGGGAGCGAATGGCTGCACGAGATTGCGCGGGCGTGCCCCGATGGACGGTTCGCGCTGGTCGGCGCGACGATCGACGAGGTGCGCCGCGTGATGATCGAGGGGCGATCGGGCCTGATCGCCACGGCGCGGGCGGACGAGGCGGTGCGCTGGCGGGCGACGAGCGGGGAACTGGAATTTGCGTCGGGCGCGGTCGCCTATGTTTTTTCGGCGGCGAATCCCGAAGCCTTGCGCGGGCCGGAACATCATGCCGCCTGGTGCGACGAACTGGCCAAATGGGGACGTGGCGGCGAGGCGGCGTGGGACAATCTGGTGCTGGGCCTGAGACTGGGCGAACGGCCGCGCGTGCTGGTGACGACGACGCCGCGTCCGACGCGGCTGATGAAGCGGGTGATGGCGTTGCCATCCTGTATCGAGACGCGCGGGGGGACGGCGGACAATCCGCATCTGCCCGCGAGCTTTGTCGCGGCGATGCTGGCCGAACATGGCGGGACGCGGCTGGGGCGGCAGGAGCTGGACGGCGAGTTGATCGAGGAGATCGAGGGCGCGTTGTGGACGCGGGCCGGGATCGAGGCGTGCCGGGGACGCAAGCCGCGCCGCGTGGCGCGCGTGGTGGTGGGTGTCGATCCGCCGGCGAGCGCGGGCGGCGATGCGTGCGGGATCGTCGCAGTGGCGCTGGATGACGCGGGCGTGGCGCATGTGATCGCCGATGCGAGCGTGCGGGGTGCTTCGCCCGAAGGCTGGGCGCGGGCGGTGGCGGCGTGCGCGCGGCGGCACAAGGCGGACCTGGTGGTGGCCGAGCGCAACCAGGGCGGGGATATGGTGCGATCGGTGCTGGCGGCGGCGGATGTCGCGATGCCGGTGAAGCTGGTCCATGCGAGCCGGGGCAAGAGCGCGCGGGCCGAGCCGGTCGCGGCGCTGTATGAAGCGGGGCGGGTGCGGCATGTGGGGGCCTTTCCGCCGCTGGAGGACGAGCTGTGCGGAATGGTGGCGGGCGGCGGCTATGAGGGGCCGGGGCGATCGCCGGATCGGGCCGATGCGCTGGTGTGGGCGCTGACCGAGTTGATGTTGCGCGGGCGGCGGCGGGTTGGCGTGCGGGGGTTGTGAATGCTGGCCGGTCGGGATGGCATGCACCATGCTGTCGGGAATCGCTGGCGTCGGGACGTTGGTGAGATCCGCCGGTGCAGTCGTGAACGGATCGGGCGCGGCGCGGTGGACCCGGGCACAGGGCCGGGGTGACGGGGTTTGATTTTGCGAAGGGTGCGCTGGAACGGCTTGGCGTTCGCGTGCGGGTGCGGCTAGGACGGGGGCATGTGTGTTCTGGCGCTGGCGTGGCGTGTGCATCCCAATTGGCGGCTGGTGGCGGTGGGGAACCGCGACGAGCTGCATTCGCGGGCGAGTTTGCCGCTGGCGCGGTGGCGCGCGCGCGGATCGGTGATCGGCGGGCGCGACATGGTGGGGGGCGGCACCTGGCTGGGCGTCAATGATGACGGGCGGTTCGCGGCGGTGACGAACGTGCGCGGCGAGTTGCCGCCCGCCGGGGGCAAGTCGCGCGGGGCGCTGGTGACGGACATGCTGGCGGGGCATGAGCCGACGGACCCGGAGGCCTATAACCCGTTCAATATGATCGCGGTGGACGAGAGCGGGGCGAGTTACCTGTCCAACCGGCCCGAGCCGGTGCGGCGACCGTTGAGCGCGGGCATCCACGGCCTGTCCAACGGCTTGCTGGGGACATTGTGGCCCAAGACGCTGCGGGTGCAGATGGCGCTGACCGCGTGGCTGGAGGCGGGGAGTTCGAATACGACGCCGCTGTTCGCCGCGCTGGCCGATGAGCGGCCCGCCGGGGCGGCGGAGCGATATGAGCCGGAGCCGAACGAGCCGGTCAATTCGCCGGTGTTCATCCGCAACCCGGTTTACGGGACGCGGTGCAGCACGGTGGTGACGGTCGATCATCTGGGGCGCGGGCGGATCGAGGAGCGGCGCTTTGCCTCGACCGGCACGCTGGAGGGCGAGAGCGCGTTGAGTTTTACCTGGGGATGATGGGTTTTCGGCACCGGCCCACGCCCCAACCCGGCCGCCCATTTCAGAATATCCTGCCGATGGGTGGCCGGGCGGGGGTGTGGGCTGGTGCCGTGAACGGAACGCCGACATGACCCCGCGTGAGTTGATCGATGTGGCCGAAGTGCCGGGGGGCGAGCCGTTGCGGCTGTTCCGGCGGGGCGGCGATTTCATGATCGTGCTCGACCGCAACGAATTGATGTCGAGCCGGATGAGCGGATCGGAGGAAGCGCTGGCGGTGATGACGCTGGCGCGGCTGAAGGCGCCGGGTGAGGCGCAGCTTTTGATCGGCGGTTATGGCATGGGCTTTACGCTGCGGGCGGCGCTGGCGCGGATGGGGGCGCAGGGCAGGGCGAGCGTCGTCGAGCTGGTGCCCAGGATCATCGAATGGGCGCGGGGGCCGATGGCGGAACTGGCCGATGGGTGTCTGGACGATCCGCGGGTCGAGATTGTGATGGACGATGTCGCGGCGGTGATCGCGCGGGGGCGGGCGCGTTACGACGCGATCTTGCTGGATGTGGACAATGGGCCGGATGGCCTGACGCGGCTGGACAATGACCGGCTGTATACGCTGCGCGGGCTGGAGCGGGCGCGGACGGCGTTGCGGCCGGGGGGTGTGCTGGCGGTGTGGTCGGCGGCGCCGGACGACCGGTTCCGGCGGCGGATGGGCGATGCGGGGTTTGCGGTCGAGGAAGTGGCGGTGCGGGCGCGGTCGAATGGGAAGGGGCCGCGGCACGTCATCTGGTTTGGGGTGAAGAGGTAGTTCTTCCGGTGTGGATAGCGCCGCAAGGGTGGGATGAATGGATCCCCGCCTGCGCGGGGATGACGGGAATGGGTGATTTGATCCGCTAACGCGGATGCGGGCCCGTGCCGCCTGTCGCCGCGAGGCGATCAAGAGGAGATTCATATGAAATGGTTCGGGCGGAAGGCCGGGCGCGAGGGGTCGCGTCCGGTGTTGGCGCGTGCGCATGGTGGCGCGGTGGCGATGGGCGAGTGGCCGCAGGGCTATGAGGCGCAGGTGCGTGAGGGCTATGTCGCCAATCCGGTGGCGCAGCGCGCGGTGAAGATCGTCGCCGAGGGGGTGGCGAGCGCGCCGGTCGCAGCGTCCGATCCGGGCTTGCTGGCGCTGGTGACGGCGCGCAGCCAGGGGCAGGAGATCGGGGCGACGATCGCCGCGCAACTGCTGCTGCACGGCAATGCGTTCGTGCAGATATTGGGCGATGGCGCGGGGGGCGTCGCCGAGCTGTTCGCGTTGCGGCCCGAGCGGATCGCGGTGATGACCGATGCGGGCGGCTGGCCGATCGCCTATCGCTATCGCGTTGGCGGGCGGGTCGAGGAAATTGCGGCGGAGGATGCGGCGGGGCGGCCGCAGATCGTGCATTTGAAGGCGTTCAGCCCGGTCGACGATCATTATGGCATGGGGTGTCTGGGCGCGGCATCGGGCGCGGTGGCGATCCACAATGCGTCAACCCGGTGGAACAAGGCGCTGCTGGACAATGCGGCGCGGCCATCGGGGGCGCTGGTTTACGATCCGGGGGATGGCAGCGCGCTGGCGCCCGCGCAGTTCGAGCGGTTGAAGGCGGAGATGGAGGCGGGCTTTGCCGGGGCGGCCAATGCGGGGCGGCCGATGCTGTTGGAAGGGGGCCTCAAATGGCAGGCGATGAGCCTGACCCCGGCGGACATGGATTTTGCCGGGTTGAAGGCGGCGGCGGCGCGGGAGATCGCGCTGGCGTTCGGGGTGCCGCCGATGCTGATCGGCCTGCCCGGTGACAACAGCTATGCCAATTATCGCGAGGCGAACAAGGCGGTCTGGCGGCTGACCATATTGCCGCTGGCCGACAAGATCCTGACCGAACTGGCGCAGGGGCTGTCGCCCTGGTTTGCGCAGGCGCGGCTGTGGGTCGAGGTCGACAAGGTGCCGGCGATGGCCGAGGACCGCGAGCGGTTGTGGAAGAGCGTGAGCGGGGCGGATTTTCTGTCGGACGCGGAGAAACGGGCGATGCTGGGTCTGGAAGGCGGTGCGGCGTGAATGGCGGGCTGATCGCGCAGTTGATGGCGCAGGGAGCGGCCGAAGGGGCGGACATGGCGACGCTGCGCGCGATTGCCGAGGAGGCGGGTGAACTGGGCGCCAGTCGGGCGTTGAAGCGGTTGGGGCTGGAGGATGCCCATGCGCCCAAGGATATGGAGGAGCTGCGCGAGTTGCTGGGGGCATGGCGGGATGCCAAGCGGTCGGCGATCAAGGCGGTGGCCGGATGGGTGGTGCGGATGGCGCTGGCGCTGGTGATGGTGGGGATTGCGGTGAAGCTGGGGTTTTGGGGGTTGGGGAAGTGACATGCCAAGCGGACAGACCCCACCCCAACCCCTCCCCTGGGCCGCAGGCGGGCGCAGCTCGACGGGAGGGGCTTTCGGTTCGGTTTGCGGGCTATGCGGCGATTTTCGATGCGCCGGACCGGGGCGGGGATGTGATCCGGGCGGGGGCGTTCGGGCCGCGCGTGCGGCGGGTGCCGTTGCTGTGGCAGCATCGCGGGGCTCCGGTCGGAGTGATCGAGGCGATCGGCGAGGATGCGCGCGGGTTGCGCGTGACGGGGCGCGTGGATGCGCCGGAACTGGCGGCGCTGGTGGCGAAGGGGGCGGTCAGCGGGTTGTCGTTCGGGTATCGCGTGAAGGCGGCGCGGCAGGGGCGGTTTCGGGAATTGCGGGCGCTGGAACTTTGCGAGGTGAGTTTGGTGGCGCGACCGATGCAGGGGCTGGCGCGGGTGCATTTGGTGGGAAGTTGAATAATCGCCGCTCGCTACCGCGCGATTTCATTGCCTACAAAACCGATCTCCAATCCGGCGACTTGGGCGACCTTGAATAGACAACCAAGGATTTCGTTGGCCTCATGTGTCGGCATCTTGCCAAGTTTGATCATCCAGTCCCGGCTCAAAATATGGGCGTCATGGGCTGGGATCAAAGCACCAGTCGCAACGTGACCACAAAGAGCCTCGACCTCGCGCGCGATCTGGGTCGGATCCGTCTCGCCTTTGGTATAAGCTGGCACGCGCGCAAGTAGATTGCGTTGTTCGAGCCATGCACGCGCGTTCGCCGAGGCCTGTTGGCGCAGTCGGGTCGAGCGGATCGTATCGAAGCGAGGCTGAATGTCGGGCGGCAATTCGACAAAATGGTGGGCCGTTGCGAGATCGAGACAGGTTAACTGGCCATCGCTGGGTTCTGTGGTCCCGGCGATGACGATGACGTTGGCCTGCAGTTCGCGATCAGCGCGGACCGTCGCCTGGCCCAGTCCGCAGTGCGTTGCGCGGGCGACGATTTCTGGTGCGATCGGGGCCACGGCATCGGCGCGGGTCAATGGCAAGACCAGAAGAGCGAGGGCGCTGAACATCGGCACAATCGGTGTGTCGCACCGATGACGGGTGCCGGCAATCACCGACTTGTGAATGGCAAGGCCGACGTCGCGCCGGGTATTGAAGCGTCCTGGTTCGGGGAAGGTGAACACGCGCTCAGCAAGCCGCTGGCGGACGCATTGGAAGCGTGCCGAACCGGGCAGATACCAGAGAGCGTGGAACATTATCTGCCCGACTGAGGCCTGAGCCAGCGCGCTAATTCGCAGGTTGGCCGGTCCCGGCTCAAGGCCGGGGTGACGATGGGATTTTCTGACTGACGAAACGATGGGGTTCGCTTGGCGCGGGCCCCGTCCACCGTTCGGCTGCGCCGAACGGTCCCCCTCCCCATGCCTGGGGAGGTTCCTTTGGCATGGAGAATACTATGGAAACGAAGGCGGACGTCCTTGAACAGTCGTTCGAGGCGGTTGAGGGTGCGGGTGTGCCGGTGGCGCGGCCGCTGTTGAGTGGGGCGCGTTCGCCCGGTGGGGCGGCGTTCGAGGGGTTTTTGCGGGCCGGGACGGGGGCGCTGGAGGTGAAGGCGCTGTCGGGGGCGTCGGATGGGGCGGGGGGCTATGCCATTCCGCGTGAGATCGACGCCATGGTCGATGCGACTTTGGCGAGCATCTCGCCCATTCGCGCGATCGCCAATGTGGTGACGGTGGGCAGCGCGGGCTATCGCAAGCTGGTCGCTTCGGGCGGCACGCCGTCGGGCTGGGCGGCCGAGACGGGCGATCGCGACGAGACCGATACGGCGACGTTCAACGAGATCGCGCCGCCGATGGGCGACCTTTATGCCAATCCCGCCGCCAGCCAGACGATGCTGGATGATGCGGCGTTCGATGTCGAGGCGTGGCTGGCCGATGAAATCTCGCGCGAGTTCGCGCGGGCCGAGGGGGCGGCGTTCGTCAGCGGCAACGGGACCAGCAAGCCCAAGGGGTTCCTTGCCTATGCCACCGCGGCGACGGGCGATGCTTCGCGCGCCTTTGGGACGTTGCAGCATGTCGCGTCGGGCGCGTCGGGTGCGTTTTCGGCCAATCCCGAGGAGAGACTGATCGACCTGGTCCAGGCGCTGCGTGCGCCCTATCGCCATGGGGCGGTGTGGTGCATGAATTCGGCGACGCTGGCGCGCATCCGCAAGTTCAAGACGAGCGATGGCGCGTTTCTGTGGCAGCCGGGGATCGCGGCGGGGCAGCCGGCGACGCTGCTTGGCTATCCGGTCGTCGAGGCCGAGGATATGCCGGATATTGCCGCAGGATCGCTGTCGATCGCGTTCGGCAATTTCAAGGCAGGCTATCTGATCGCCGAGCGGGGCGAGACGCAGATCCTGCGCGATCCCTATTCGAACAAGCCGTTCGTGCATTTCTACGCGACCAAGCGCGTCGGCGGCGCGGTGACGAACAGCGAGGCGATCAAGCTGATGAAGTTCGCCGCTTCGTAACGGCGGCGGCGGGGTGGCGCCCCGCCTGTCGGCCCCCCTCCCCTGAGGCGGGCGGTGTGTGCCGCCCGCCACTTTTCTGGAAAGCGACAAGGACGATGAGCGATATTTTCGAGAACCGGGGCGACAATGTTTCGGCACCGGCAACGCGCGCGGTGGCCGTGACGCCGCATGACAGCAATGCGCTGGCCGACATTCCCAAGGCGTTGTTCGTCGGCACCGGCGGCAACATCACGATGCGCGGCGCGGGCGGCAGCACCGACCAGCTGTGGAAGAATGTGGCGAGTGGCAGTTTATTGCCATTCCGTGCGAGCCATGTCCGGGCCACCGGCACGACGGCGGCCGACCTGTTGGCGCTGTATTGATGCTGGGGCTTTCGATCCCGGACATCGCCATGCGGCGGCGCGGGCTGGACCCGGCGGCGCTGGCGCTGATCGCACGGATGAGTCCCGCGCCCGAGGCGGCGCGCGCGCGCGTGATTGACCAGTTGGTGCGGTCGCTGAAGCTGGCCGGCGTCTGGACCAAGATCGACGCACTTTATCTGCTGGCCGCGCATGGCGCCCAACCGGCGCGGTTGAACTGGGTTTCGGGCGACTATGCGCTGAGCGTGGCGGGGTCGCCATTGTTCACGGTCGATCGCGGCTATACCGGCGATGGCGTGTCGAGCTATCTCGACAGCGGGTTCAATGCGGCGATTGCGGGCGGGCGCTTTTCGCAGAACGACGCACATATGGGCGTGTGGGTCGGCACCGATGTCGCCGATAACGGGCAGTTCGACATCGGCACCACGCGCAGCGGGATCAACGCACGGCGCGCGGCGGTGCCGGCGGCGCGCCTGCTGGCCAATGCCGGTGCCGCCGATGAGCTGACGATCAGTCCGGCGTCGGCGGTCGGCTGGCTGTTCTGGTCGCGTGGTGGGAGCGCAAGCTATTCGGCGGCGAAAAATGGCGCAGGGCAAACGACGATCGGCCAGGCAAGTCAGCCGCTGCTTTCAACACCCTTTTATCTGCTGGCCCATTCGACCGCAGGACCGGTCGCGACCGGATTGAGCACGCGCCGCGTGCAGGCGGCGTGCTGGGGCGGACAGCTGAGCGGGGGCGAGGCGGCGGCGCTCTACGGCGCGCTTGCCAGCTATCTGACGGCGGTCGGCGCCGCCTGAACCAAGAATATCGGACGGAGAACGACATGGACGCAGCGGCCTTTCCGCCAGCGGTGATCGCGGATGCGCGCGACGCCGCCAAGACGCATCTGCGCATCGAGACGACCGATGAGGACGTGCTGATCGAGGAACTGGCGGCGGCGGCGCTGGCGCTTGGCGAGCGATTCACCGGCACCGCCTGGATCGCGCGCGAATGGCAGGAGATGCTGCCCGCGATGCGCGAATGGCGGATGCTGGCAACCGCGCCGGTCAATGCGATCAGCGCGGTGGAGGCGGTGGCGATGGCGGGCGATGCATCGCCCCTGTCCGTCGATGATTTCCGGATCGACATCGATGCGCAGGGCCGGGGATGGTTGCGCACGGTGGCGCCCGACATTGCGGGACGACTTCGCGTGACCATCAACGCCGGGGCAGCGGCCGGCTGGAGCGAGCTGGCGCCGCCACTGCGACAGGGCATTGTGCTGCTGACCGCACATTTGTTCGGCAATCGCGAGCGCGACGAGGCGCCGCCTGCGGCGGTCGCGGCGCTGTGGCGACCATGGCGCCGGATGGCGATCGGCAGCGCGGTGCAACGGGCATGACGGCGCGGATTGATGCGCTGGGCCAGCGGGCGGCGGCCCGACAGGCCGCCGCCATGGCCGACCGGTTGCGTGAGACCAGCGGGATCGATGTCGAAGCGTTCGACGGGCGCGTCGAGATCAGGGGACGCGCATTGTGGCGGGTGCCTGAACTTCGCTGGATCGGAGGGCTGTTGCGATGAGTGCGCAGGCGGTGTTGCAGGCGGCGGCAATCGCCGCGCTGGACGGGCTGGACGTCACGGCGGTCTTTGACGCGCCGCCAGTGCGCGCGGCCTTGCCCTATGCGCTGGTCGAGGAAGCGGTGCTGGCCGATTGGGGGACCAAGGACATGGCCGGGCGCGAAGGGCGGCTGTCGGTGATCGTGCGCGACGGCGGCGAGCGTCCGGCGCGGCTGCGCTTGCTGGCCGGGGCGGTCGAGGAGGCGATCGAGGCGATCGATCGCGAGCCGGGCGAAGGCTGGCACATCGTGACCCTGGCGTTCGTGCGCGGGCGGATCGTGCGCGACGGCGGCGATCATTGGGCGAGCGTGAGCGAATTTCGCGTGCGGATGTTGCGCGAGAGCTGAACATTGGGGGTTGGAGCGCGCGCACGGGCTGCCCCCCTGGGTGGGGCGTGGGCCGGTGCCGCATAATCGAGGAGACACATCATGGCGGCGGAGAAGGGAAGCGCGTTTCTGTTGAAGGTCGGCGATGGCGGGTCGCCGGTCGCCTATGCGACGGTGGCGGGGCTGCGCACGACGCAGATGAGCGTCAATGGCGAGGCGGTGGCGATTACCTCGAAGGATTCGGGCGGGTGGCGTGAATTGCTGTCGGGGGCTGGCGTGCGCAGCGTGAGCGTTTCGGGCGCGGGGGTGTTCACCGGCAGCGCGGCGGAGACGCGGGTCAAGGCCAATGCGCTGTCGGGCGTGCTCGACGATTACCGGCTGAGCTTTGAGAGTGGCGAGACGATGACCGGGCGGTTCCTGGTCACGCGGCTGGACTATGCCGGGGATTTCAACGGGGAGCGATCCTATACGCTGAGCCTGGAGAGTTCGGGCGCGGTGGTCAGCGCGTGAGCGCCAATCCGGTGCGCGGGGAGGCGGCGTTGCGGGTGGCGGGCGGCGAGTTGGTGCTGCGGCCGACGTTCGCGGCGCTGGTCGCGGCGGAGGCGGAATTGGGGCCGTTGTTCGCGCTGGTCGAGCGGGCGGCGGACGGGCGGCTGGGCCTTGGCGAAATGGTCGCGCTGTTCTGGCATTGCCTGCGCGAGGTGCCCGAGGGGCTGACGCGTGAGGCGTTTGGCGAGGCGGTGGCGGCCGGCGGGCTGGCGGCGGCGACGCCTGCGCTCAAGGTCCTGCTGGGGCAGATATTGGCGGGGCGGTGATGCGATTTGCCGATGCGGCGGGGCGGCTGGCGGGGCAGGCGGGGGTGGCGTTCGGCTGGGCGCCCGCAGCGTTCTGGCAGGCGACGCCCGCCGAATTGCTGGCGCTGGTGCGCGCGTTGCGGGGCGATGAGGTCGCGCCGCCGGATGGCGCGACGATGGCGCGGTTGATGGAGGCGTTTCCCGATGGATGAGGAAATCGAGCGGCTGGTGGTGAGCGTGCGCGCCGATACGCAGGGCTTTGCCCGCGATGTCGAGGCGATGCGGAGTGCCATTGACGGGCCGTTGCAGGCGGGAGCCGACCGGGCGGGACGCGCGGTGGAAAGCGCGTTGTTGCGGGCGGTTCGGACCGGCAAGCTGGGGTTCGAGGATTTGAAGCGCGTCGCGGCGCAGGCGATGGCGGAGATCGCGGCGGACGCGGTGCGCGGGGGCCTGTCGGCGATCTTTGGCGGCGGGGGGCTGAGCGGGTTGCTTGGCGGCCTGATCGGCCTGCCCGGGCGGGCGACGGGCGGGCCGGTGGCGCCGGGACGCGCCTATGTCGTCGGGGAGCGCGGGCCGGAACTGTTCGTGCCGACCGCGAGCGGGCGGGTCGAGGCGCCTGCCATGGGCGGCGGGCGTGATGTGCGGGTGGCGATCACGATCAATGCGCCCGCAGGCGGGGATGCCGGGGCGTTGCGGCAATCGAGCCGACAGGTGGCGCGCGCGGTAAAGGCGGCATTGTCGGGGGTGGAGTGATCCGCATCCCGTGGGGCCTTCGTGCGCGGCGGCGGCACCTTGTCGCAGGCGGGCCGGATGGATGCGCATCGACCGCCGGAAATGGATCCCCGCCTGTGCGGGATGACGATCATGGGACAGGGAGCTTGGGCGATGGCGTATTGGCTGGCGCGGGAGCGGACGGTGCAGGAGGCGGGATATGTCTCGCGCTTCGACCCGGCCTATTGGACCGTCAATTTTCCGCGGCCGATGATGGCGAGCGTGATCACGACCGCCAGCGATGCGTTGCGGGTGGATGCGGTATTCTATCGCGAGGACGATCTGGCGGGGCTGATCTGGGAGGCCGAGGACCGGCACGACCATGTGCTGCTCGCCTATGAGACGCGGCGGGATTTTCGCGATTGCCGGTTGCGTTTTCGGTGGCGATCGTCGGGCGTGCTGGCGCTAGATGCGGTCAATGGCCCGGTGCTGACGATCGAGGGGCGCGATGCGGCGGGGGTGCCGCGCGCCTGGTATGTCAGGTTGTGGAACTATGCCAGCGGGTCGCCCGGGGATGCGTTGGTGTCGCTCGATTTTGCGAGCGTCGAGGGTGGGTATCTGATTCCCGAGGAGGCTGATCCGGTCTGGGCGGGGGATGTCGACCGGATGTTCATCAGCCTGGTGCCGGCGGGCTATACGGGTGCAGACGCGGCGCTGGCCGGGCCGGTCGAGGCGTGGGTTGAGCTGAGCGATATTGCGGTCGATGGTCCCGGTGCGGTGCTGGCGATCGGCGAGGCGGTGGTGCCCGAACATGGGCTGTCCATCGCATCGGGCTATGACGACAGCTATCATCTCACCCCGCAGCGGTTGCTGCGCAATGCGCTGCACCTCGGCTATCGCGGGGATATCGTCCATTATGTCGGGATGAGCCATTATTTCCGGCTCGAAGCCAATTCGGGCGGCTATTATGCGAGCCTGACCGGCGGGGCGCTGAATGTGGCCTGTGCGGCGTGGCATGCGGATTTTGCGGCGCGGGCGAAAGCGCTGGGGTTCGGCGTGATCTGGTCGCTGTCCTATGAATTGTTCGACGCGCATTGCTGGGGCGACTGGAAGCAGCGGGCGTTTGACGGGTCGCCGGGGCTGACGGGGTGGGTGCCGCCATCGGCATTGCTGTCGCCTGCCCATGCGGGCGCGATGGGCTATCTGCAGGCGGTGGCCAGGGCGTTCGTGTGGATCGCGCAGGGCGCGGGGCTGGACGTCAAGTTCCAGGTCGGTGAGCCATGGTGGTGGGTGATGCCGGACGGGCGGCTGTGCATCCATGACGATGCAGCGAAGGTGGCGCTGGGCGATCCGGCCGAGCAGAATGTGCGCGGGGCGCCCGATACCGATGTGCTGGATGCGGCGGGGGCGTTGCTGGCGGCGTCGACGGCGGCGCTGGGCGAGGCGGTGCGCGACGAGGCGGCGGGGGCGCAGTTGTTGCTGCTCGCCTATCTGCCCACGGTGCTGGATGCGCAGGCGCCGGAGCTCAAGCGCGCCAATCTGCCGGTCGGCTGGGCGGCGCCCGCCTTCGATATTCTGCAGCTGGAGGATTATGACTGGGCGGCGGCGGGGAACGGCGTGGCGAGTGCGCGCGGGGTGGCACTGGCGCAGGCGCGGCTGGGCTATCCGGTCGAACAACAGCATTATTTTGCGGGCTTTGTGCTGAACCCCGAGGATGCGGGGCAGTGGCGCGGGATTGCGGCGGCGGCGGACGTTGCGCGGGCGCGGGGGGTGGCGGCGACCTTTATCTGGGCGTTGCCGCAGGTGATCCGCGACGGCTTCGTCCATTTCGAGCAGGAGAATGACGTGCAGGCTTTCGACGATGTGCTGTTTCCGATCGCGCTGGGGCGGGAGGCGGAGGTGGCGCCGGAGGTTTCGACCGCGATCCTGACCAGCGCGGGCGGGCATGAAGCGCGCAACGCCGCCTGGGCCGAGGCGCGGACGCGATATGATGTGGGGCCGGGGGTGCGCAGCGAAGCCGATATTCGCGAGCTGCTGGCATTTTATCGCGCGCGGATGGGACCGGCGCGAGCGTTCCGGCTGCGCGATCCGTTCGACGATTGTTCGAACGATGCGGGCGCGCCGGGGGCGGTGGATCAGATTTTGGGCGAAGGCGATGGGGCGCGTCAGGCCTTTGCGCTGGTCAAACATTATGGCGAGGTGACGCGGCGGATCATCCGGCCCGTGGCGGGGAGTGTGCGCGTCGCGGTGGATGGCGTGGAGACGGTGGCGTTCGAGCTGGATGGCGGGACGGTGGTGCTGGACGAGGCGCCCGCGGTCGGCACGGTGGTGACGGCGGGGTTCCGGTTCGATGTGACGGTGCGCTTTGCCGAGGATTCGCTGAGCGTGAACCGGGCGACGTTCATGGCCGGGGCGGCGGTGAGTGTGCCGTTGGTGGAGGTGCGGGAGGGTTAGCTGGCTGCCCTTTCGACGGGATCTGTTCGCCGATGATGCACCGCGCGTGGCGCGGTGGACCCCGGCGCGAGGCCGGGGTGACGGTTTCAACAGGATTGGAGGCGGTATGACCTGGCTGGAGAAGCCGTTGGCGACGAGTGCGCTGTGCTGGCGGATCGAGCGGCGGGATGGGGTGGCGATCGGGTTGACGGCGCATGACCGCGATTTGACCGTCAATGGCTTCATCTATCGTGCGGCGCCGGGGATGACGCCGTCGGCGATCCGGCGCAGCGCCGATTTCGATGCCGACAGCATGGATGTGACCGGCGCGTTGAGCGGGGCGGCGATCGATGAGGGCGATTTGCTGGCCGGACGCTGGGACGGGGCGCGGGTGGTGGTGTTGGCGGTGGACTGGGCCGACCCGGTCGATCCGGTGGCGCTGGGCGAGGGGACGATCGGTGCGGTCGAGACGCGCGACGGGGTGCTGACCGCCGAATTGCGCGGGATCGCGGCGGCGCTGGAGGCACCGGCGGTCGAGGCGACGTCGCCTGAGTGTCGCGCGGAGCTTGGCGACCGGCGATGCTGGGTGGCGATGGCGGGGCGGCGGCGGTTTGCGCGGGTGGTTGCGGCCGAGGGCGCGGTCCTGACGCTGGATGTCGCGGAACCGGTCGCGGGCGGCTGGGCCGGGGGGCGGTTGCGCTGGTTCGGCGGTGGCAATTGCGGGTTGAGCGATGAAATCGGCGCCTCGGACGGGGTGAGCGTGACGTTGCGGCGCGTGCCGCGGTTCGCGGCGACCGGCGCGCTGGTGGAGGTGCGCGAGGGGTGCGACAAATCGCTTGCGACCTGTGCGAGCCGTTTTGGCAATGCGGCCAATTTTCGCGGCGAGCCGTTTCTGCCGGGAATCGATTTGTTGACGCGATATCCCGGCGCGTGAGTCCGCTGGAACGCGCGCGCGATGCGGTTGGCGCGCGGTTCCGGCTGCATGGGCGCGCGGTGGATACGGGACTGGATTGCGTCGGGCTGGCGGCGCTGGCCTATCGGGTCGAGGTGCCGCGTGGCTATGCGTTGCGGTCGGGCGATGCGGGGGTGGTGGTGCGGGCGGTCGCGGCGGCGGGGCTGGTGGTGGCGGCTGAGCCGCGACCGGGCGACCTGCTGCTGTTCCGGACGGCGGCGGGGCAATTGCATCTGGCGATCGATAGCGGCGGCGGCGTGATTCATGCCGATGCGGTGCTGCGCAAGGTGGTCGAGCGGCCCGGTGTGCCGCCCTGGACCGCGATCGGACGCTGGCGGCGGGAGGATTAGATGGCGACTTTGGTGCTGACGACGATCGGCGGCGCGATCGGCGGGCCGATCGGCGCGATGCTGGGCGGGATATTGGGGCAGCGGATCGATCAGGACATTCTGTTCAAGCCCAAGGGGCGCGACGGCCCGCGACTGACCGAACTGGCGGTGCAGACGTCGAGCTATGGCACGCCGATCCCCGAATTGTTCGGGACGTTGCGGGTGGCGGGGTCGGTGATCTGGGCGACCGATCTGATCGAACATGCGCATCGCGAGGACGGCGGCAAGGGGCGGCCGAGCACGACGAGCTATAGCTATACGGCATCCTTTGCCGTGGCGTTGTCGGCGCGGCCGATCCTGTCGGTCGGGCGGATCTGGGCCGATGGCAAGTTGCTGCGCGGCGCGGCGGGGGACTGGAAGGCGCAGACGGGGTTCCGGCTGCACACCGGCGGCGAGGCGCAGGATGCCGATCCGCTGATCGTTTCGGCGGAGGGCGTCGGTGTGGCGCCGGCGCATCGCGGTATCGCCTATGCCGTGTTCGAGGATCTGGACCTGGCGGATTATGGCAATCGCATTCCGTCGCTGACCTTTGAGGTGGTGGCGGATGTTGGCTCGGTGGCGGCGGGGGCGATTGTCGACCGTGTGACCCGCGGGTGGGTGGGCGCGGGCGAGGCCGGGGCGGCGATCGGTGGCTTTTCGGCCTATGGCGGGTCGCGGCGGGGCGTGATCGAACCGCTGGTTCAGGCCGTGGCGGCGTGGCCGGTGGTGGCGGGGGATGCGCTGACGCTCGCCTCAGGCAGCGGGGAAACGGTGGCCGTTGCCGATGCTGGCGTGCGCCAGGGCGAGGGGGCGCGGGGCAATCGGGCGATCGCAGCGGCGGACCGGGCGCCACGGCTCGTCACGCTGAGCCATTATGACCCGGCGCGCGATTATCAGGCGGGGTTGCAACGCGCGGCGCGGCCGGGTGCTGGCCATCGCGAAGAGGCGATCGAACTGCCCGCCGCGCTGACCGGGGCGCAGGCCAAGGCCATGGCGCAAGCGGCGCTGGCGCGCGCCGATGCCGAACGCGAGCGGCGCACGATCACGACCGGGTGGGCGGCACTGGCGATCGTGCCGGGCGGGCGGGTCGAGATTGACGGCGAGCCGGGGCAGTGGCGGGTCGCGGACTGGCGGTGGGAGGCGATGGCGGTGACGCTGGACCTGATCCGCATTGCGCCCGCCGCATTGCCCGCGAGCGCGGCGTCGGGGCGGGTGATGGGCGCGCCCGACCTGGCGGCGGGAACGACGATATTGCATGCGTTCGAACTGCCGCATCTGGAAGAGGGGCGGCTGTCGGCGCCGCGACTGTCGATCGCCGCGTGCGGCACCGGGGCGGGGTGGCGTCGCGCCGCCCTGTCGATCAGCAGCGATGCCGGTGCGCATTGGCAGGCCGCCGGACCCACCGCGCTGCCCGCGATCATCGGCACGATCGAGGTGCCGCCGCTGGTCGCCGATCCGGTGATCGAGGACCGGGCGAGCGCGATGATTGTCGAACTGGCGCGCGGCGACATGCTGCTCGCCGATGCCGATGACCATGCGGTGCAGCTCGGCGGCAATCTGGCATGGATCGGCGGAGAGCTGATCCAGTTCGGTCAGGCCGATCCGCTGGGCGGCGGGCGATGGCGGCTGAGCCGGTTGTGGCGCGGGCGACGCGGCACCGAACTGGCGATCGGCGAGGCGGTGACGGGCGATCCCTTCGTCCTGATCGAGCCGGCGACGCTTGGCCAGCGCGATCTGGCGAGCGGGTCGGGTGGTGCGATCAGCATCAGTGCGCTGGCGGTGAGCGATGCCGAGCCGGTGGTGGCGGTTGCCGAGTTGAACGGTTCTTCGATCGTGCCGCCGTCGCCGGTGCACCTTGCTTACACCGAGCGGCCGGATGGCGGCGCGATGCTGCGCTGGGTGCGGCGAAGCCGGGTCGGCTGGCGCTGGATCGACGGCGCGGATGTGCCGCTGGGCGAGGAGATGGAGCAATATCGCCTGTCGATCATGCCCGAAGGCGGTGCTGCCAGCACCATCATTGTCGGCACGGCGAGCTTTCTGCTGCCCGCCGAATCGCGTGCCGGGGCGCCGACGCGGATCGAGGTGCGGCAGATCGGCGATCAGGGCGCTTCGCCGCCTGCCGTCATCATCATTCCCCCGATCGAGGAGTAACGTCATGAGTGCCACGGCCCGATTCGCGCTGCCGTTGTTGTTTGCCGGGCAGGCGCAGAAGGAACTGTATCATAACGAGGCGCTGACGCTGGTCGATGCGATTGCGCATGCCTGTGTCGAGGGCGCCGGGGTCGAGGTGCCGCCGGAGGATCCCGAGCCTGGCATGGGCTGGATCGTCGGGAGTTCGCCGGAGGGCGATTGGGCGGATGCTGCGGGCCAGCTGGCGGTATGGACGGCGGGCGGGTGGCGGTTCGTGATGCCGCGTGCCGGCATGTGCGCATGGGTTCGCGATCAAGGCGTTTATGCGCAGTTTCTGGGCGATTCCTGGCGGATCGGGACACTGAGCGCCGCAATATTGGAGGTTGGCGGCGAGCAGGTCGTCGGCGCGCGTCAGGCCGCGATCGCAGCGCCGGACGGCGGAACGGTGGTCGATGAGGCGGCGCGCACGGCCATCGTAGCGCTGCTCGGCGCGCTGCAGGCGCACGGGCTGATCGATACGCCGGAACTGTGA